CCAGCAAATCTTTGGACAATTGGTGTTGGTCATGTGCTTTACCCAGAACAGGCAAAGCTAAAAATGGATGATAGGATGCTTGTGCCATTAAGATCAGAAGATAATAGAACATTTAGCATGGAAGAAGTCGATGATATTCTTAGAGCAGATTTGGCTAGGTTTGAAAGAGGTGTTGAGCAATACTGTCCTGTTCAACTCACACAAGGTCAGTTCGATGCTTTGGTGTCTTTTAGCTTTAATGTTGGTCTGGGGACATTACAAAGATCAACCTTGCGTCAAAAGATTAATCGACAAGATTTTAAAGGGGCATCGATGGAATTCTTAAAATACATCATGGCTGGTGGCAAGATTCTTAAAGGCTTGCAAAACAGAAGAAATGATGAAAGAGCATTATTTGAATCTTGACAGCCTGATAGGATCTTCTGGGCTGTCGGCAGAATCGTGAAGTAATAGTCCTATCTGCTATTTTTCATTAAAAGGGTATATCTTCTTCAATGCCACCAAGAGGTGCAGTTTGTGGGGCATTTTCCCTTGGTTTTGGCTCTGCTAAAGAAATCCAACCATCCCAAGTTACAGGGATAGTTTCTAGCTTAACTGCCAGACCACCTTGTTTGGTTTCTACACAAACACCAATCTTTTGCCACCGGTTCTTTTCAGCCCCAGTTTTATCGGTATAAGTGCCATTCTTAACAATGCATTCATATTTAATACCCATTACATTCTCGCTTTCAATTGTGAGTAAATTTGTTCAACTTCTTCTAAAAACTGCTTAACTTCTGTTTCTATTTCCTGAATATATGCATCATCCCTATTCAGGCGAATTACAATCAATTGCAATTCAGATGGCAATCTAGGGTCAAATGATACAAAATCGCACCATCTAGCCCCTGTGCAAGCCATCTGTGTCTGCATTTGTGGGACATACTTTGCTGGGGGAATGCCCCCCATTAAATACTCAATATGGGTAGTAGTATTTGGGCATTTAATCTCTATAAGCCCATCCCCAACCACTCCATCTGGACTACAGCCAAAATTCTTAATAGTAGGATGGTTGCAAAAGGCAACTTGATCTACAAATAGCCCAAATTTGGCTTCATAAGCCATCCTAGCCAATGGTTCTGTTTCTGTACCCCATTGCATAGCTGGATTGCTAAAACTGCTTGTAGGGCTGTTTGTGAGCCTTTCTACCACCAAATCCATCTTATAGTTCTTTCGACCAGCAGATTCCCCAGTTTTAACCTTGGACATGACATCAGCGACCCTACTGGCTGTTACCTTGCCAAGCCTAATCTGATGCCATTCCTCAGTACCCTGTTTAATCTCTAAATCAACCAGCCCAGCAAAAGGGATGGGTTCTATGGCACTAAGCCGATCTTCTGTTGTGAATGTTGTCATAAGTTTTTATCGTGTCCTGTAGTTGTTTTGCATATATTGATACTGCTTCTGCCGCTTTACTTGCTGATTCCCAATCGCTTTTTAAGCAAAATAAATGACAGTTCTTGATAGCACATTGGGTATCTAAATATAACTCTGAATAATCTTTAGTTTGCATGATTTTTTACTGTTAGTGGAGTTGAACATAGCATCTTGTGGGATGCACCTTTTTTGTCTTTGCATTTCTGCTGAATAATCTGCATCACAATCATCACAAACTGAAGCTACTTCATGAGCATAATCTCTTGCCTGTTGCCATGAAATATATTGAGTTCTTGATTCAAAACATAATGGATACCAATTATTCTGCTTCATCATCTGGCATTGGCATTTGCTGGTGTTCATGAACTAATTGGGTATCTTCAATTTCTGCTCTTTCCCATTTAGTCATAAATTCCTTAGACAAAGTGTTGATTGCCGACATCCAGCCCATTTCAAAATATTCTTCTGGTGCATAGACAGCTTTTGGTATCTTATCGAATTCCTTTTGTGCAAATGGATTCATACTTTATGCTTTCGCTGTTTCTGCCAAATCTGTTGCACTTTAGGATCAATAAATATAGCATCAGAATCATCCAATGTCCTGTTAAATAATGCTTTAAAATCAGCCCATTTTTTTTTTGTAATGTGCTTGTTCACTTGCTGGAATATAGCCATATATTTTTTTCCACCTGATAGTAATATCGGTGCTTGCTGAAGTATAAATAAAGTCTTTATCTACCATGTTTACTCCTATATTGTTGTTCGGATTGTCGCTTTAAACAAACTGCACACTTCCACACCTTTGTTTTATTTCTTAATATTAATTTAAAACCCTCTGCTTCTCTTATTACTTGACAACTAACACAAAACTTCTTTTCCATCCCAGCCCTCTTTCAAATACCTATATTCTGATGCATCACATACTGCTGTTAATTTTTTGCATACATCACAAGTATCTAGCCAAACTCGATACTCATGGTGTCTGGGCTTTCCTAGCCCCCATTGTTTACCACAATCGGTACAAACATTATCAGGTTGCTCTTGGGCTAGTCGCATTTAGTTCTGCCTTTCGCTTTTCATAAACTGGCTTAACTTCATCTTGCTGTTTTTTGTTTTTTAACTTTGCCCAGTTTTCACCAAATATTTTTATTAATTCTTCTGGGGTCTTGGCTAATTCTAACATTTCATTAACTTTATCAGCCATTGATTCTTCTGGTTCATCCCAAAATTCATCACCAGCATACAATGATAAACCAATACCGGTGCATATTGCGATGCACTTAACCAAAACCCTTTTCTGTGCATTATTAACAGCCATTGCAGTAGGGTTAGTGATTGCTTTGTTATTGTTATCTTTAACTGGCAAATACTCAGTCATGGTTTTGCCAAATGCAGTAACAGAACAATTAACCATCATTGTGCCATTGTAAATCTGTGGTTCACCATAAGTCCAATTGGCTTCTGGGTCATGTTGTAACAATGTATCAATGGCATAAGTCCAAGGCAAATAATTAAATCGACCCATCTTTTTTATTTCATTTGATACATCTATTGTGCGAAGTTCTTTGTATTTATTCATTTTCTATCTTTTGGTGGTTGTTTATTGTGAGTTGGATAAATAGGGGATACAGGCTGAACTGGGCTAATCATTTTTCTGCATTCCAAAGTTGCAAACAAATATTTGTAAGAACAAAAATAATGAATGCCCAAACAGCAAAGCCAGATAAAACAAAAAAACAAATTAAAAAGTTAATCATGGTTGGCAATCCTGTTCTGCTCTGTTTTCCCAATACTCATATAAACAAGTAGTAATGATTAGACCAATGACTGCCTTTTCATTTTTTTGAATAGCATCTACTAAAGCATCCCAATGAGCACCAAAGAAAGCATCATTTAAAAATGCTTCTTTAATATTTTCTGGTAGGTCTGGGTTGTAATCGCCATTGAGCAACTCAGCTATTTGTTCATCAAGTTCAGCTTGTTCATCTTCAGCTTCATTGTATGGAGATTCAAGCCAGTTATCATATTTGTTCATATTACATATCCAGTTCTAAGATAATGAGTTCCAAAAATTACAATGGCAAACATCAAGCCAAGTAAACCACCTAAGATAAAGTCTTTCATGTTATCTCCTATGCCCATATCTATAAAAATCCATGCCAACTGATTTTTTTGTATATACAACTTTACCTAATGCTTCATCATAATAAGCAATGGTGCTAAAAGCCATAGGGTTTTCCTCATGCAGTTCTAAGATTACTCTGTCGATCCTAGCGGCAATCTGGTCTGTAATGCCAACTGGCAACTTGTTCCATTCTTCCCGGCTCATTTTGCTAGATGCATTCATAAGTCGCTGTTGTTGTAATAATGTTAATGGATTGTTCATGTTTTTTCCTTTAAAAATTAAATTTTTCCCCATTGATTTGCCATAGCATCTGCTATGCCTTGAAAAGTAGTGTTTCTTATTTTTGCTCTTTCTTTTGGAGATAAAGATGCCGCATCAGCATACCATTTTGTCATTCGTTTGCCCGATTTATAAGTAATAAATTCACCTTTTCCAACAATTTTTGTTGGTGTTAATGGTGGCAAATTTTTTAACCATAAACAAGTTGATTTTGACGCTTCATGTCCATATTGCCAAGGATGAATTATTTGTGTTGGTTTTTGATGTTTGGTGGACATAATTCCAATTGGATTTTCAATAGCTGTTTTTGCAATATTAGCATTTACAAGTTGCATAAAAAAATTAATTGCATCTTCTCTATCTTGATGCCTTGTTGGAAATCTATCTGCATATTCTGGTTTAAACCATTTATTACCTGTTACTGTAAGATAAGTGCATGGTGGATGAGCAATCATTAAATCCCATCCATCATTTATAATGTCAAAAACATTTCCTTGATAATGTGGTCCGGGTGTTGTTGTTGGCTCTAAATCGCAACTCATTGCATTATGACCAACTTTTATAAAAGCATCACGCACAGTACCACTAAATTCACAAGCAACTAAAACTTTCATATTTTTTCCTATTTTAATTAAGCTATTTGTAACATTTTATCTACTAGATAAAAATTACCGCTAATAGTGCAAAAGGGTGTTGCCCTATCTGTATCTAAACCTTCAAATCTTCTACCTGATTTAAGCAAGCCACCATTGTGCTCATAACCCAAAGCATCTGTTATTTCAAAGTAACAATCATAAGTTACCCAACCAATTAATGCACCAAACTTATCAAACAATGGGCTATGCTTAGAAAAGTAATAGGTAGGTTCTTTGACAAAGCCACCATGAGCTAATACTTGGATGGCTTCTTTTAGCCGATATGTTTTCATAATTGTGATTCCTTGTAAGTAGCCCCCGAAGGGGCTGTAATATTAAACTTTAAAATCTTCTTGTGCAAAAGATTTAAACAAATCTACCATTCTTAAAACATCTTTAAATGACATAACTGTGCCAGTAGCTTCTTGGACAATATTGCGAATTTCCTCAACTTGAGATTGAGTAATTTCATAATTATCTTGAGTAGTCCAAACATACTCTGCATAACCTTCTTTAGTGATTCCTAATTTCATTTGTGATTCCTTTCGGTTGTGATAAAAAATTTACTGCATGGGTGAATATTGAACTATCTTTTTGCTAAAGTAAACAAAAATCAGCATAGGACAAACCCTAATATAAAATGTGGTAAAAAAGCAACAAAGTATTTTATTGTATGATTAGGGATGACCAGCTTAAATCAAAGAACTGTTGCACTTTTAAAGGACAGGGGCTACCAATGCGATATAGTCGAAAGCTACAATGCTTTCACCAAAAGAAAAAAAGATTTATTTGGGGTATTCGACATTCTGGCTATTGGCAAAGGCGATACGATAGGGGTACAGATCACATCCAAATCGAATATGTCAGCCAGAATTAAGAAAATAGAAGAATCTGAGTATTTACCCTTATTGCTAGAAGCTGGATGGCGAATTATTGTCTTTGGTTGGTATAAAAAGGACAATGGGCGATTTGATGTTAAGGAATTTGAATTTTAGTAGTAAAATAGAATTATCGCTTGGTGGCGATATAAGGGTAAGCCTTAGTCAGCAATCTGCACCTACCCGGTGTCCACCAACATCCCTTAAAAAAGGATGAGATTGCTGTCTAGGGCTTTTTTATTGGGCTTTGCATGAATTTTTATCCATTTCACATTGGCGATTATGCTTCACATACTAGACATTTAAGTCTTATAGAAGATTTAGCTTATCGCAGATTGATTGACCATTACTATCTATCTGAAGCACCTTTATTTGGTGATTATGAATCAATTGCAAAAGAAATTGGAATGTTGGATTACCCAAAAGAAATTGAATATATCCTAAATAGATATTTTCAGTTTTGGCAAGAAGATTGCACATGGAGAAATAAAAGGGCTGATGAAGAAATCGCCAAATATCATGCTAAAGCTGATAGTGCTAGAAATGCTAACAGAGTGAAATTAGAAAAGAAATCAGTTCTGAACCCAGTTCTGAAATCAGAACCGAATCAGACCCTAACCAAGAACCAAGAACCAATAACCAAGAACCATATAAAAACAATTACCCCTGAAGGGGTTTCTGATTCTATTTTTAAAGATTACATGGAAGTCCGGAAAGCCAAGAAAGCCAAGTGGACAGAAACAGCTTTAAAAGGATTGCAAAGAGAATCTGAGAAAGCCAAAATAACTTTACAAGAAGCAATGCAAATCTGTTGTGAAAGGGGTTGGATAGGATTTAAAGCTGAATGGATACAACAAGAAGCTAAGAAAGCCAAGGAATTGCCCTTAGGAACTAATGAACAGATAGAACAAGCCTACCGGGTCGAATGTGGCAAAGACCCAGCCTTGGCTCGATTTAACAGCTATTTTGATATGCGAGATTACATAGTTAAATTTAGAGAAGAAAGGGCAAAAGCATGACAACCCCATCATTTACAGTTGTTAGCTTAGTAGAGAACCCAGATGGTTCAGCAGATATTGAATTGGATTGTTCCCCAGAGTTTATGAAGATGATGTTTCAATATGGATTTATTTCAATCTTAGAAAAAGCTATAGAACAGGCTAAAAATGAACATACCTAACTTTGCTGATCGCCTAAAAGAGCCAAACAAAGGAGAAATCCTTTTTGAAGCCTATTGCATTTCCAAAGGATATAAGTTCAATAGGATTGGGTTTAATGGACACAATGAGGACATACCAAACTTTTATAAGTTAAATCATTTGCTCAGAAACCTACCAGACTACATGGTGCATTCTTTAGATAATAGCTATGTAGTCCAAGTAAAAGGCACAGACAATTTTAAAAAGAAAGAAATAGACCTATTGCCTTTGTTTTTAGAATGGTATCACTCGCCAAAAGCACCATTGATTTATGCTTTTTGTTTTGAGGGCCAAAACCCTATATTGAAGTACCCAGATCAAATCATAAGACTGTATGAAAAAGCAGTAGATCAAAGATGGGATGATGGAGTAACTTACAGATGTCTGAATTTAAGAACTCAGAAGCATGGCGATTAGAATGTGAAGCAAGGGAATTGTTAAGCTGGTCTTTACAGAAAAGAAGGAAGCAA